TCAAGGCTCCCCTATCGCCCCCACAATCAGCTGTACCTGAGCCGGCATATAGGTACGGCAGCTCAAGCCACTGCCCATCTTCTCCAGTTTCTCCCTGAGGTGAGGATAATAGTCAATCCAATACTGCAACTTACGGTAAGCCACCTGCGGATTCAAATCCGGGAAATAACACAGGGCCAGTTCGGTGCGGCCATACGTGCGTATCTCAAAATTCTCCATACATTCCATACTTTTTATTTACTTCCATAAAAGTACGAAAAACGGACGAGAAGAAAGAATGTTTTTCCAACAATAATCAACTAGAATCAACTGTTATCAACTACAATCCACCGGAATCAACTTTCCGGAATCCGCACATCGTATCTTTGTAATGTCGGGACGATGAAGGCGAAAGATCTATAATCTTACAGCTGTAAGATATAGGATCTTACACGTGAAAGATAGGGTTCTTTCAGCAGTCGGCAACCAGTGGCTGACGGTTAATGGACAGTGACTGACGTCTGACTTGCTTCATTCCCCGGCAACAGTGTTTCTTAATTCTCAATTATCAACTTTTAATTTTAACAGACTATGGTAAATTACAGTATCGTTATGCGTAGCAATCCGATGGACGCGGATGCCGCCAAGAAGGCTTACGCCAGTGCACAGTATTCGGAAGTGATGGACATCAACCGCTTTGCCGAGCACATCGCCAGCCACGGCTGTGTGTACAAGCGTGCGGACATCGTGGCCATCCTCACCATGGCGGTGGACTGCATGAGGGAACAGCTTCTGGGAGGACAGAAGATACAGCTGGGCGACTTGGGGGATTTCTCCATCAGCATCAACAGTATAGGAGCGGAAAGCGCTGCCGACTACAATCCTGCCATCCACGTCAGAAAGCTGAATGTGAACTGGAGTGCCGGAACACGTTTCCAGAACTTGCAGGAGGAAGCTGTGTTCAATCTGGTGGCCACGCGCAAAGCGGCCCGACTGGTGGTGAAGGCGCTGAAAGCCGGAAAGACCAGTGTGGATCTTACCGGAGAGGCGAAGGAGCCGGAAAACGGAGGACAGGCCTGACGGAACTCCTGTATGACGGAAGCAAGGCACAACGCTAAAGGCACGACGCTAAAAGGCTGAATGTGCCCCTGTGACAAGCCGTTTTCATTGGGGTACATTCAGCCCTTGGCTTCCATTACAATTCATTTATTATCAACCTCTAAAACAAAATTCCAATGAGTTCAAAAACAAAGAAAAACACCTGGACACTGATTCTGAAAGTAATTATCACCGTAGCCACCGCCGTTGCCGGCGCACTCGGCCTGAACGCCTGTATCTGATGATCATGAGAACCATTACCCTGATTATTATCCACTGCTCCGCCACCCCTGAGGGGCGGAGGCTGGATTTTGAGACTTGCCGCCGGGACCACATCCGCCACCGGGGCTTCACGGACATAGGATATCATTTCTATATCACCCGTGACGGAGAGATTCACCGCGGACGACCTCTGGAAAAGGTGGGAGCGCATTGCAAGAACCATAACCGGCATTCTATCGGCATCTGCTATGAGGGAGGACTCTCGGCGGACTGCACATCTGCCGATACGCGTACTCTGATGCAGAAGGGAAGTATGCTGGCACTGCTGCGCGAGCTGCGCCTCCTGTTCCCCAAAGCGTTGATAGTGGGGCATCATGACTTGAATCCCGTGAAGCCGTGCCCTTGTTTTGATGCTGTGAAGGAATACCGCTTTTAAGGGGAAGCTTTCTCCAAAGATAGGGTTTCCAATGAGAACTGTTTGTTTTCAAAGAGGCTTCTTCAAAGATAGGGTTTCCAATGAGAGCCGTTCGTTTTCAAAGAGGTTTCTCCAAAGATAACGTATCCAAGGTGGCTTTCTCCAAAGATAGCGTCCCTTTCCTCCGCTTTGATTTCCTGACCCTTCATTCAACTAATCTTTTCATTTAACAATAATAAAAATGAACTATCTGATAAACCAACTCATGACCGTGGACAAAGCCTTCTACCGTCATTATCTGGAAATGCTGCTCACCCTGAACCGCATCCAAGCCCTCACCCCCTGGCAGATGTCCATGCTGCTGTGGAGAGCCAAGATTTTCCATATACAGGTGCTCTACCCCGAACTGCTGCGCATCAGCCTGTGCACGGAGCAGGAAAAGGACGAGATACGCTTTATGAAGGGATGGAAACTGAAAGAGCTGGAGAAAATAATGCCCGCATGGCAGCGACGGCAGTGCGAGGAGATAAAACGGGAACGGTGGCGGTAAAGCCTTGTGGGCAACACCACTTTCATGCAACTGTCTTTTGAACACGAATGACGCAAATGACGCGAATTTTTATTTTAGATTTTTATCGGTTTGACTTAACCGATTGAGAAATAAACTTTTAGCGAATTATTTGAGAAGTAGTGGTAACGAGTTAGCAACCGTGCGAATTTCAGCGTTTTGCGTTGCTATGCTGTCAAATAACTCTTTCATTTGCAAATATAACATCTTTTTCCGAAAGTACGAACTGTCGGCGGCAATTTTATAAAATCAACTTGCGAAAAAGAAAATCATTCATCCCATTTACAAGTTGGCATGTTAGGAACATTGTCCGTTTTGTCATTTTGTTACCGGGATTTGTTCGCATGGTGGGAGATCCGCATCGGTCAGCTGGGTACGCAATATCATTTTGTAATAACCAGCAGGTTGTTTTTATGGTATAACGCTTCGATATCGCTTTCTTTTTGCTTTTTGTATGTTCAAAGATCAGAAGCCTCCAGCGAAAACCACGCCGGAGGCTTGAATGTATAACGTAAAGGCTATTCTGTAAATTGAGGCAATAATGAATATACGGTTTCAGATATACGGGCTATGACTTTTGCAGCCTGTGTTTCATTACCCTTAAAATCCTTTACAAATACAGCCAGTGTGTAGTATTCATTATTGGGCAAACGTATAAAGGCTACATCATTGTGCGCTGCAAGTATTCCGTTTTCATTAATATCCCCTGAACCAGTCTTATGGGCTATGACAACACCTTCCTTATCAAGTAGCGGAGCCGCAATTCTGTCTGTACCTGTTTTGCACTCTTTTAATGTGTTTTTAATGAAGTCTTGTTTTTCATCACTAATAATCTTATCAGTAAACAATCGGTTCATAAGCATTGCAGCTCCGAGAGGTGATGTGTAGTTTGAATATGCCTTATCATGGTCGGCAGACATTTCTTCTTCTGTATAGGCTATCTGAAAACTTGAACGTGGAATGATTGTGGCAACAAAACTGTCGGTTTTGGCAATATCAAGCAATCTCTTGAACATAAGATTACTTACGTTATTGTCGCTTTGTATAAGTGTATAGTTTAGCAGTTTCCTAATTGGCAAGGAAAATTCAGGTTCCGAATGTTCTTTCAACATTGGACTCCAAGTGTTCGGGTCAAGTTTACCCTTGTTTATCCTTATCAAGGTATCAAGTGAAATCCTTTTGCTGTCAAAATCATTGCAGAGGGCTAATGCCTGATGAACCTTAAATACACTCATCATTGGATAGATACTTTTATTATTGACTGTAATAGTATCTCTGCTATTTATGATTACCGCCACTCCGATTTCACCGGGATATTCTGATACAATTTTAGATATAGTATCTGTAAGGGAATAGTTACTCTTATGGTCAGTTGGCTTGTGCAAAAATTGTATTGAAACAACAATTACACACAATAAAAAGACGAACAAGATGATTAAATGAGTTTTGTTTATTTTTGCCATAATATTAAAGGTGAGTTCTATCAATTCAATTTATCCTCTTGTATCAGACAGCAGAACTCTTTAACTGCCCAATTTGTGAGCTTTAGTCTTGCAAATTTAGCGAATATTTTCTACCCCCCCCCCCGATTTTTACAATAATTAACTTGTGTTTGTTGTAAAAATTGGATGTGCAGGCATAATTCACCCCAACAACTCAGGTTTCAGCCTGATTATTTGCGTGTAACGACTGATGTTATACACAAGACTGGTGAATGCTACATTGGCTTTAGCACGAATAAGCCCTACTGTACGCACCACAAGTCCACGCATGGTTTGTTCCTCAAACCCGAATACATGCTCGACAAGGCAACGTGTCTTGGATTTTTTCCTATTGTCTGATTTCTGCTCCTTGGTAAGCGGACGGTTACGGTAGCCCTTTTCGCAAATTATCGGATTCATCTTATGCTGTTTTACAATCTCCTCTTGTCCGACATAACCGGCGTCCAAATACAAGTCCTTGCCTTCGTCTTTTTCATCCAGCAGTCCTTCAAAGCCTTTGGAATCATGCACTTCTGCCGACGTGGTATCATAAGAAAGTATGATCTTATTGCGTTTCTCAACTTTAGTATGCTGCTTGTAGCCGTAAAAAGTCTCATCACGCTTCTTTGTCCAGCGGGCATCTACATCCTTGTGGCACTTCTTGTGGGGATTGTCATTCCACAACTTATCACCCGCTTCCTGTTTTATCTGCTCATTTTCATCACGGGTGTTACGTTGGCGAGGGGCAATAACAAAACTGGCATCAATGATGCGACCCTCATTGAATTGCAGACCCTTACTTTCCATGAAACTATGAAATTCCGAAAAAAGCTTGTCATAAACGCCTGTATTTGTCAGGAGTTCGCGATACTTCCACACCGTCTTCTCGTCAGGAACATCGTCAACACATTCAATACCAAGAAACTTGCGGAAACTCGTACGGTCAACTATCTGATACTCTATCTGATGGTCACTCAAACCATAATAACGCTGAAGAAACAAGACCTTGAACATCAGCACACAGTCTATCGGCGGACGACCGGCATTACTTTTGCGCTCTCCGGTAAAAAGGGCTGATTCAAGAGTAGGACGAAAGATCTCAAAATCAACATACTGAGACAACACTTCAAGAGGATTGCCCATTTCATTCAAACGCAATTCACGATTCTCTGACTCAAATAGTTGATTATAACGAAGCTTACGGTATCGGGATAACTTGTTCATTATAAAATTCTTATTTTCTGCAAATTTACGCTCTTGGAACCATATAAACAACTGTACTACAATATTTTAATTTATAGAACTCCTCTAAAGTGATGTTTATTAGTTAAGATATATAATTCAGTGTTTACGTGTATTTTCCCGAAAGTCTTTTGCTCGTCACGCCCCCAGCATAGTTCCCGATGTATTTTTAGGCGCAAATATAAGAAAAAAGTGCCATTCATAAGACATCATGAACGGTACTTTTTTTGTTTCTCAATGCAATAAGCCTATTACAGTTTCATCCCCCTGCCTTTCCTTTGCAGTTGTATGGGACGGCGTATGTTCTGCCTTAGCTTGTCGAATTGTTCCTTGAACCACTCGGCAATGGGCTTTCGGTCGATGGTAAGGACTAACTTCGTTTTGTCTGTCGTGTCTTTCAGCACTTGGAAACCTGCCTTTTCGGTCGTAAATTTCCGCTTGTGTTCCTCCGAATAGAGTTCGCCTGCATACTCCAACGGCTTGCCACTGACGAGCGTTGCTGTCTGCCTTTCATCGAACCCGACAAGGCGGCAGAGGTTTTCGATACGGAGCATTTCACGGAAATAGGGAAACCATGCCGCCGCCTTTGCGATTACCGTTTTCAGAAACGATATTTCCTCCTTGTGCCTTGTATCCTTGTCTGCTATCTCCCTGCCGTGCTTCTGCTGCATTTCCCGTATCTCTCGGCTGTGGTCTGCCTGCATGGTCTGTATCTTGTCTTGCAGTGCCTCTATCGTTTCCTCGTGGTCGGCTACCTCCCTATGCAGGGCGGTGTTCTCCCTCTCCAATGTCTTGACCTTGTTGCTGCCGAAAAGAGAACCGACGCTCTCGGCGATGTTGGTGGCTGCGACGGTTGCCGCCTCTTTCAGCTTCTCGGTCTGTATTTCTTTTTTCGCCCGTCTTAGTTCTTCCTGCGCCGTTTCTTTCTGCTGTTGCAAATCCACCACCTCCGATTTGAGGCTATCGGCGAGTTTCTGTATATCCCGATAATACTGCTGCGTGGACTTGTGGCGAGCTTTCGATCCGTCTATGCCCCTTTGCAGCCCGTATTTCGCCATCGCTTCGGCATAGGTATCTTGGTAGGACTTCAATTTCAGCTGTGTCATGATATCGTCTGCGCACAGCCTTACGGTGTCGGTCGGCTTCTTGCGGTATCGCTTCTTCGTCTGTTCCTCTCGTTTCCTGCGCTTGCGCTCTCCCTTGACGATGGGGACGAGAGTAACGTGTATGTGCGGCGTTTCCTCGTCCCTATGCAGGTGAGCCGCCACGATGTTCTCCTTTCCGAACGTGTCGGCGAAGTATTTCAGATTGTCGGCGCACCACTCGTCCAACCTGCCCTCCCGTTCGATGCGCTCCATATCCTCGTGCGTTCCCGACACGTTGATGCGGATTGCCCGTACTTGGTTGCTTCCGATTTTGCGTGTCAGCCCCGCTTCTTCCAATCTTCTTTGGATAGCCGCCGAACGGTCTTTTATCCCGTCGGGGTATTCAATGAGTTTTCTGTTTAGGTGCGTGCGTGTGGGGTCGGCGTTCTTCGGTATGATGAAACGCTCGATGTGGGCGGTCGTTCCGCTGTCGGAGCCGTGCGCCTTTTCCATGTGTAAAACTACGAAACCCATATATTTTTCCTTTCTTACTTGACTTGTGAAACAATGATTTTTTGTATCTTCGGGGGCGGCAAATGCCGTCCCCGATGGGGTGTGCAGAGGGGCTTGCCCCTTGCCTTATTGGGGAATTTTCAGCGATACGTAGTATTGCGGCTCGGAAAATTCCCTAATAAGCTATGGTATTTTCTTCGTAAATACCTTGCGGCGTGTCGTCTGTCTTTCGGTTGTGGCTGTCCCTACCGCTTGCGTACCCATAACTCCCCCTTATTATTTTTCCCCTTTCGGTCGGTGGGTGGCGGGGCGGTCTTTTCCGTTTTCAAAGGCTCTTTTGCATGGGGCGGTCGGATGCAAGGTTCAGGGGAAGAATACTACCCGAAGAATGAGGGTAGAGATTGTTCCCCTGACGGCGTAACCACCTGACCTTGAAGCCGACGGAAAGCCCCGTGCTTGCTTTGCCTTTGTAAACGGGAATGATTGCTCCGCTTGCCTGCGGCAAGGAGATTTCCCCTGCATTTCTCGCTATAAGCGATGTACTGACGTACTGATTTAGTGATTTCAATACGTCAATACGACACGACTTTATGACGACACGACTGCTTGACTGCCGACATTCAGCGAAAGAAAAATCATGTTGTTCTCTTTTCGCCCGTACATAATCCTCTCCAACAATGCCTTGCGGACTTTCGCAGCCCCGAACGATTCCACACAGAAAGCGAGGGCGGCTATCGTTTCGAGGTTGTAAACCTCCGCACTGTATTTGTCCGATATGCGGATAGTGCGTTTTATGTCGTACTCTCTCAAAACTCCGCTCTTGCAAAGTGCCTTTATCCCTGCCCGAACCGTCGGGGCGATTACCCCGAACAGTTCGCAGATTTCCCACTCGGTCATAGCGGTTGCACCTATGTCGGTCGGTAAAGAGATACTGCCGTATTCGTCTATCGTGATGATGTTTCTTTCTTCTTTCATCGCTGTTCTGTTTTTAAGGTTGTTAAATGGCTCGGCAAATATTCTTTTCCATGTCCTCTAACTTGTGCGACAAGGTTTCCATGTCTTGGCTTATCTTCTGGGCGGTGATTTTGGCGTAAATTTGGGTGGTTTTTATATTCGTGTGCCCCAAAAGGCGGCTCACGGTTTCGATGGGCACGCCGTGCGACAAAAGTACGGTCGTGGCGTTCGTGTGCCTTGCGACATGGTAGGTCAAACGCACCTTGAAGCCGCATTGTCTGCCTATCCCTTTCAGTATCTTGTTGCAACTGCCGTTGCTCGGAACGGGGAAAACATGACCGTCCCTTGCCAGTCCCTTGTATTTCTCTATGATGCGTTTGGGAACGTCCAACAGACGGATATTCGATTCGGTGTTGGTTTTCTTTCTTCGGGTGATTATCCACAGATTGCCGTCAAAGAATGTTTGCAGGCGGTCGGCGGTGAGGTTCTTCACGTCCGAATACGCCAAACCCGTGAACACCGAAAAGACGAACAAGTCCCGTACAAGTTCATGGGCGGCGTTCTTCATCGGTGCATCCATGAGCGTCTGTATCTCCGTTTGGGTGAGGTAGCCCCTGTCCACGCTTTCGGGAGAGTTGATATACCCTGCAAAGGGGTTGAACGGCAAACGTCCGTCGTTCCTCGCAATGGAAACGATGTGTTTCAACACAATCATGTAGCCCCACACGGTATTGGTGCGGCATTTCTTCTCCGTTCTGAGGAAATACTCGAAGTCGTTGATGAAAGTAAGGTTGAGTTCCTTTAACGGAATATCCTCACGCTTGTAAGTATGGGGCAGAAACTCCCGGATATGGTTGCAGACCGTCCGATAACGGGTAAATGTTCCCTGCGCCCTGCTGTGCCCGACTTTCTTCGCAAACTCGGCGTTGTGCTGCTCGAACAGCTTCAACAAGGTTTCCTGCTTGACGCCGATACCGAGATAGGCGTCTTTGAGTTTGGCGGCGGTAACATAACCGTCCGTCTGCATCAGTTCTTGATAGCGGCGGTTTACCTCCACACGGATTTTATCTACCGCAAGGTTGATTTTCTGCGCTTCGATACTCTTGCCCGAAGCACGGTTGTTCTTCACGTCCCACAAGCGTGGAGGAACGTCCATCTTGCAACTGAACTGTTTAATCTCGCCGTCCACTGTGATACGGCACATCAAAGGCAGGTTGCCGTTGGGCTTCTCGCTGCCTTTCTTCACGTAAAATAAGACCTTGAATGTACTACGCATAACTCACTCCTTTTTTTGGTTACAAAATTAAGTTACAGTGAGTTACCGACTGCTATGCAAATCTACGCAAATCGCAGAAAAAGAACCTTTTAGCAAGAAATCCGCACCCGTTACGGGAGTAATGAGGTGGTAACTGAACTCTTGCGCCGTTTGGCTTCGCACTGGCTTTCCGTTGGCTCTGCTCCATAGAAAAACAAAGCGTAACGAACGCTGTTTCAGCCAATTCGCTACGCTTTGCTCAAATTTACTTTTTCGCTATGTGTTTATTTTAATTTGTGTCATTCGCGTCATTTGCGTTCCTGTCTCCGACTTATTCCGGAGCAATCACATTCCATAGTTTCATCCCTCATTAAACCCCAGGCCCTGCTGTTCGGGCTTCAGCTTCTCTGTCAGGAAATTGGTATGCTCCCACTTCGGTTCGGGCGGATTATGATCCAAGGTCCTCTCCTCGGTAGGCGTGTAGCGTCCGTTGTAAGTGCTGAAGGCGAAAAAAGCATCTCCCGGTCCGCCCAGATGGTCGAAACGTACCTTGGCCACACGCACCAGCACCTGCCCCAGCTCATCGTTACGGTCTACCACCATTCCATAATCCGTCTTGTTGAAAAAGGCCGCCGAGCCGTTGATATCATACAGCGTGGGCACAGGCCAGCGTTTGCTTCCCGGTTCGCGGCGCAACTTGGTGGGGTGCGCCACCAAAATGAGCAACACCTTGTGCTTCACGGCAAAATTGGAGAACTCGTCGAAGATGCGGCTGATGTACTGCGTTTCCGTTTCCCAGTCGGGAATCTGATGCTCGAAGCGGTTGAAGGGGTCCACCACCAGCACCTTCACTCCTTTCCGGCTCACCAGTTGGGCGGCAATGCGGAGCACGCTCTCTACCGAGAAGTCCTCTTTCGGCATAATGGAGAAGACACTCTGTGCCAGGTAACGGATGGCCTGTCCGGCTTCCGGCAACGGCATCCCCTTGTGTTCGAAACGCTTGCCCACCACGCGGCGTATCAGCTTGCGGTAGTGATAGGCCAGCGGGGTATTCTCCGGGCTGAAATAGCCCACCTTCCAATCGTGGCGCAGGAGCAGGCGCATGGCAATTTCGTCCACAAACTCGCTTTTTCCGCTACCGGGAACGCCTGTGACCGTGAGCACAAAACCACGCTCGAACTTGATCAGCCGGTCCAGATTCTCCAGTCCCGTATCGGCTCCCTCCGGCATTCCGTTGTAATAAATATCCATCAGCGTATCCCATTCGTCCATGGGGCAGAAGACTCCTTCCAACGGGATTTCCGCCGCCTGCTCCACCTGCTGGCGGAGCCTCGGAAGATCATACTTCAACAGATACTCGTTGGCATCCTTGCAGCCTTCCCCCCAGGCCACCACCTTGCAGCGGTCCACGCCCAGGCGGCGCACCAGTTCGTCGCGTAACTCCACTCCGCGCTTGTCGGTATCCATGGCCAGGATGATTTCCGCCTTGTCATCGAAGTGCGACTCCACGAAGCGGTCCAGCCACTGAAGGTTCGCGCCTCCGGCTCCGTTGGGTACGGACACCACCTCTTCCAGTCCTGCGGCTATCAGGCTGAGGGCATCTATCTCGCCTTCGGTGATGTAGCACTTTTCCTTTCCTTTTATGGCGTCTATGTTCCAAGGAATCAGCTCGGCTCCTTTCACCATCTTGAAATGCTTTGCGGCATCCCGGAATTTCATGTTTTTCATTACTCCGTCCTCCAGGTAAGGGAAGCAGATGCAGGCTTCTTCCTTGCCGGTCTGCGGCAGGAATTCCAAGCGTTCCTCTATCTTCATCCTTGTCAGGACGTCCATCGGAATACCTCGTCTGTCGACCATGTATTCCATCATTTCTCCATTCATAATTTGTTTGTTTTTATTAATTACCGGGCATACGTAATGTACAGGCGGTTGCAGGGGGATGTGCGGCTTGCGTTGCGACCTGTTATGGTGCTGCGATGCTGCATCGTGGTGCTGTGCCGTGTTATGGTGCTGCGGTGCTGTATCGTGGTGCTGCGACGTGTTATGGTGCTGCGATGCTGCATCGTGGTGCTGCGACGTGTTACGGTGCTGCGGTGCATCCTTCTGCTGTTTCTGCCGTTCCCGGTCTTGTTGTTTCTGTTCTCTTTTCCACATCTCGTCCTCGTTCCACGCTATGGCGAAATCACAATGAAAGCATTTCGCCCATCCCCCTTCACGGGTGATATGCACACTGAACGAAGGATCTTTGGGATTGCTTCGCGTTGCGGAACATTCGGGACAAGGCATACGGAAATGGTCCTTTCTGCGCGGCAGGCTTTTCAGCCACCGCACATAGTCTGCATGTTCTTCGCGCGTCATATCCAGCTCTGTTTCAGGTTATCCCAGGTGGCACGTCCGTTGGGGCGCGGGGGTGCATCGGCAGGAAGAGGAACTCCGCAATACGAACGTTCGCCGGTCAGCGGATTGTACGTTTCGTAGGGCGAGAGCGAAGTCGATTCATTCTGCATCCGGCTCCTTTCTTTCAGCTTTTCTTCCAGAAAAAGACGGGTGGGCCTTTCTCGGCGGATGTAGTTGGCGAAATAAGCTTCGGCTTCGGACACGGAAGTGATTCCTCCTGTGTTTCCTTGTGCCACGACATGTTTCTTGAACAGATCACGAATAAAAGAAAGATTGTTCAAAAAGAGTTCTTTCAAACCTGACATCATCCCCACAGCCTCCAGCCAACTCTGAGTAATGAAAGCTTCATTGATGCATTGTTCCCATCGGGGTATCGTTTCGGACAATTCGGAAAATCGGGGAAGTTTATCAACAGCAGCAACAGCAATTATTTCTTTTTCTTTGTTATTGTTGTTTTTCTTCTCTCCTCTATTCTTTTCTTCTCTTATAAAGCTTTGCTTAAAGCTTGCTTGCAAATTCTTTCCATAACACTCATTATCAACACTTTGAATCACATTTTTGACTGAATTTTCATTTGTATTTTTTGCAGTCGTATTTTTCATACTTTCCGCACTACTTTTCACGTTGCTTTCCGTGCTGTTTTCCTTGTAGATTTCCTTATTATAATCCGAATGGATTGGCTTGCTGCTCTCCATGCAGACAGTCTTGTTACTATCTACATTCCTGCTTTCCATATAAATTCTCTCCTTGCTATCCATACTGGGTGCACCACTGCTTTTCAGGTAGACTTCCTTGTTATTATCCATGCAAGGTACACCACCACTTTCCATGTAGGCTTCCCCGTTATTATCCACGCAGAACGCATCACCGCTTTTCATGTAGACTTCCCCGTTATTATCCATGCAGGACGTATCACCGTTTTTCATGTAGACTTCCCCGTTACAATCCACGCAAGGTGTATCATCGCTTTTCGTATAGATTTCCTCGTTACGATCCATGCAGGACGTGTCACCGTTTTTCCCTTCGTTGATTCTGCCCCTCCCTATTGCAGACGCTGTAGACGCAGTTGCTTTTGCAGATGCTTTCACCGTACTTTTCTTACTGCTTCTCCCTCCCTTACTGCCGGCAGCGGCACGTTGCTCGGAAAGTTTGCTCTGATATCCCATCACCTCGTCCAGATACAGACATCGGAAATACCCGTCCTCTGTAATGAGAAACAAATCGAAGTCCTTAATAAGATGTTGCAGATTTTCCACGGTAGCTCCCCACTGATCGGCCAGCAAATCCAGTTCGTTAAAATCATGTTTGTATTCCTGCTGTTTTCGCAGAAACAATATCGTTTCAAGATACAACCCCAGCCCCATGCATTTCATATCGGCATTCAGCTTCATCATTTTGTAATCCGACATCAAGCTGCAATTCAGCCGGATAAACTGCTCTGTATAATCCATTTCTTTTGTGTGTTAGTATAAATATAACGCAAAGGAACGCAAAATATAAATAGGGCGTTGCTCACAAAAACAAGCAATTGTTAATAAACATTTCCTATCTTTGCCGAGACATTTTGTAAATAGCATAATCATAGCTACTTACAAATTATTATTTAACAATTTAATTTTTAGTAACATGAAAAAAATTTGAGATCATCAGCACTTGCATCAGTAATGCCGTGCGAAGAAGCGATTTAAACCCCAGCAACTTGAACGACAAAGGTGCAATAGGCCGATCCACCGCCACCAAAATTCGAGACGGAAAGATTGTGACTCCAAATTCTTACTTCAAACTGATGAAATGGCTGGAAAAAGAGAAACCGGAGGTTTACAAAGAAGCCATGGAGCACATCCTGAAAGAACTGGGCAAGCTCAAAATGGAAGAGTAACCTCCCGGCTTCCCGGAGACGGGAATTTTTCCCGGTAAACGTGGGGAAACGGGAAACCGCCATAGAGCGCCTCTGTATGGAGACTGCCTCTATGGCGGTTTTTGCACCCGGAATAGCTGTTTTATTATCTTTGCAACAGTTGGATATAAGAAAGGTAAACCCTCAAATTAGGGCTTACGTAAATCATCTGCATATTCCTCAGCCGACATATTTCCGCCCCAATCGCCTTCGTAACAAGCAAAAGGATCTTCTGTTTCAATATCCTGTTCCTTTGTATACGTATTTCTGATGGAATTTGTCAGTTTTGCAATCAAATCCAGTTTTTCATCTACACTGAGTGAAGACAATACACTCATATACATATCTGTTACCGGAATTAAATTAGCACATATTTAATTCTGCCAACAGGTTATTTTAATACCGATATGTTTGGAAGTTCTCCCCCTTATCGGTAACTTTGCCGCATCACCTTTTCTGTAAAGTCCGGCATCCAATTTTACCGGTTTCGGTAAAGCGGAAAGGCTAATGGAATATAAGCTATGGGAAATTGGAGTGAACAACAGGAAGTGAGGAAAGAGGTTAAAGAGAAAGATAAGGTAAGGCGTGAAAAACTTGCCAGTCTTTTCTTTGATCTTTGTAAAGTCACTTATACTGTGCTGGTCGTAGGATTGCTGGTTACATTATTCCAGAATGAATTATATACAAACTATTTGATGATTGCACTTGTTGTTGTAGGAGTACTAGTGGCTTTTGAATTTGCAAAGATTGGAAATAATATTTTAAAGAGATAATAATTATGGTTGCATTGATAGGACTAATAATAATAGCGATACCGGTAACGGCTTTTTGGATTTACACCGAAACACCGTCAGGGAAGAAGTGGATAAAGAATCTGTAATCTATGACACAGTTAGATGGTGTGACTTTTACAATTGTTGCTAAAAGTGGCAGGAGCATTCCTTATATGGCTTTATGCCAAGTCGGGCAAGAAATGGCTGGAAAATCCATATTTACCAAGTATCTATCGTACGTGTAAAGGTACGTGATTTACGTAAATCATCCGCATATTCCTCAGCCGACATATTCCGCCCCAATCGCCTTCGTAACAAGCAAAAGGATCTTCTGTTTCAATATCCTATTCCTTTGTATACGTATTTCTGATAGAATTTGGCAGTTTTGCAATTAAATCCAGCTTTTCATCTACACTGAGTGAAGACAATACACTCATATACAT